TAATAAAGAGAAAGATATATTATTATTATATCTTAATAAATGGGGAGAAACATATTCATATTGTTTATCAAAAGGATTAAATACTGGTTTACCTATATTATATAATAATATAGGATCTTTTATTGAAAGAATTCCTATTAGACCATATTATTTTCCTGTTAATATTGATAAATACAATATAGTAGATATAAATGATATTATAAATATATTTCCTAATGTTATAGAATATATTATTAAAAATAATGGAGCAAAATCTAATAATGAAATATATTTTGATATACCTGAATTTTATCATTCTCTTTTTAATGCTAATATCATTGAATATTTAAATGTTTTATATAAAGAAAACTCAATAAAATATAAAAATGCATTTAAAATTGTTCAACCATACGCGATATATTTTCTACAATTTCACCAATTAAATAAAAAAAATAAAAAAGAATATAACAATATCAATAATAATCAATCTCAAACTCCATTAATAGGTAATTATAATTTAAAATATAATAAATATATAATTAATACAGAAATATTAATTGCTAAAGCTAACGGCTTTAAAGGATTCGGCATATATTATGACTGCTTTTCAAATGATACGATATCAGAACAAAAAAAAATATTTGAAAATGTAATTGATACATTCTTTAAAACAGATTTAGAAGATTTTGATGTATTTTTTATGTATGCAAATAATTTAGCATTAATTAATACTAAAGATATTATGATTAAAAATATTAGTCATGTATCGCAATATTTTACTCATAATAATTACAGAAAAATAGATAATAAACCTGTTTTTATGTTACATCATCCTTGGAATATAACAATTGATGAGATTGATTTAATGTATAATTTATTATGTAATAAATGTAAAGAATTGGGGTTTGATGGAATTTATTTCATTATAAATTCTATAAATAGTATTTATAATAAATATTTAAATTATAATCATTCTTTATATAAAAATAATAATATAAATGAGCATCCTGAAATCATTACTGAAAATGAAAACAATTCTATAATCAAATGTTGTTTCACAAATTTTAATAATTTTGATAATACTTCTAATGATTTATATGATATAACTAAATTTTCTGATATTATAGATACTCAATTTAATCATTATAAATCTAATATAAATACATCTGAAATATCAAGAATTATGTTATTTAATGCTTGGAATAGATGGGAAGAAAAAATGGTAATTAATCCAACTAATGAATTAGGATTTATTTATTTAGATACTATAAGAAATAAACTATTAAATTTATCATAATTATATTGTTATTCATATTTATTTTTATTTCTTTAATCGGCTGTGCTGCCAAAAAAATACTATAAAGATTTTAACTTATTTTCATTTTGTATATTATCATTTAATGAATTAATAAATTGTAACAAATAATATCATTTGTTACGATTTTTTAATAATATTTGAAAAGTCGTCTTCTGATAATTTAATTATTTCATTATATGAATTAGCAAGGTTTTTCATTATTTCTATTTTTTGTTCGTTATTTGGATTCAAGTATGGATATAATTTATAATATTCTTCTAATTTTTCTTTAGCCGTTTCTAATTTATCTTTTAGTAAAACATTTTTTGAAGATGTCGTTTTCCAAATAATATTTTCAGTTTTAAATTCAATTGCGAACCGTTCGCCATGGTTTCCATTTGGTTTCATATACCAAATATGTTTTGGTATATTGTCCGCTAATAATTCAGAATCTTCAGGAAGTATAATATTTCGTTTCTTTTTAGATTGATTTAGATTTTGCTCAGATTGTGTAATAAGTCTTAAATTTTCTTTTCGGTTATCTAAACCAATTCTATTGATATGATCAACTGATTCTTTCGAACCTTTTCCTGGGAAGTCAAGAATATTCAGTACTAAATTATGAAGATATAATTCTTTCTTTTTGTCATTAACTATAACTCCGTGTGAAATATAATTATTTGACGATTTATGCCAATAATGTCCATTAATTTTATCAAAATCTTCTTTATCAATAATAAATTTTATATAATCATTTTTAAAATCTACTTTACCTACAATATATTCTTTATCATTATAGAATACTTCTGTATATTTTATTTTATTAGGTTGTCTCCCAGCTGATTTAGTTACTTGAACAATACTCATTTTATTTTTTATATTTAAAATAAATATTTATTAATTCAAATTTTACACAATTATTTTTTATAAATCAACAGAAAAAATAATATGCTAATACCGGGGGGTTTAGCAATTTAATTACTATATGCAAGCCCGCCCATTCCACTCATAATTCTTAGCACATTGTAATTAGTAGCATACACATACACAGTTGAGCTCAGATTTGTACCAACTGCGTTGTTGGATACAGTTAGGAGTAGTGTAGTGTTATCAATACGTGACAAGTTACAAGTACCAGAAGGTTGGTGTTGTTCAGGCTGTAGAGCAAAGCTGTACACATTGATACCAACAGCAGGGATGTTGGTGTGGTGTTGGTAAGGCTGTACCCAGTTGAAGTAGTTACCATCGCGTACAGAGAATCGGTCGTGACCGTTGAGCTGTAAGAGAGCAGTGATGGTAGGGTTCTTACCTGCCATACCTTCAACGCGAGTCACTGAGTAACCAGACTCGAGTACAGAGCGATCCCACCAATCAGAGAAGTTGAATGGTTGTTGACCCTTCCAAGGGTTGATTACATTGTCATCACAAGATACAAAGCTGTCACGTTGTACAACCCACACAAGTTCCTTACAAGGGTGGTTGAAGTTCAGCTTGAGCTTGTTAGCAGAGCTGGTAATGGATTCGCCACCAGTGAACTGTAGTACATCAATTAGGTACTCGTGGGACACTTGGGCGAATTTACGACGCTCATCAGTATCTAGATAGATGTAGTCAATGTACAGGGAGGCAGCAGCCAGACCGCATTGACCAACACGGTTACGAATGGCGTGAGGGTCACTGCTGTTGGAGTAGTCCCAGCAGATGTTATTTAGAGTGTTGAACTCAAGATTGATACGAACCTCGTGGTATTGTAGAGCAATCAGAGGTAGAGCTAGACCAGGGTTGCGGCAGAACCAGAACTGTAGAGGAATGTACAGAGTATACATTGGTGCACAGCTAGTAACTACTTCACTTGTTAGAGGCTCACCACCATAACAGTCATTATCGCAAGTACTACCACCTTGGTATAGAAGGTTAGTGAGTTCAGGGACATTGCCGACCATCTTGGCGTAACCAGCTTGCTTACCAGGCTCTTGGGTAAGCTCATTCCAGATGTGTAGCCATTGACCATAGTGCTTATCTATGCGTTGGCCACCAATTTCAATCTCAACATATTCAATAATGTTGTGACCGATCCAGTTGAGCCAGCGGAATTGAGCACCAGAACCATCAGTACTTTGTAGTTGTACTTGAGGTAAAGTGGCTTGTAGGTACATACGATAGATTAAATCACCATTACGCTGAATAGTACATGTAACCTTCTTACCGAAGTTAGGAGCACCGTTGAAAGGGTTTTCAATGGACTCCATAGCAAAGTTGGTGTGGCGACGATACACAACTTTGAAGAATGTAATTTGGGGATTACCAGTTAGATAGACATCCTGGGCACCATAGGCGACAAGTTGCATTAATCCACCTCCAGTCATTTTTCGTTATACCTTGTTCTAAGAAAATAATTTTGGTAAATTACACATTTTTAAAAAATCATTAAAATATAGTTTTTAAAAATAATTGTCGGAGATATATGATATTTTATCTTTTTTATTTTTTATATTAAAATAAAAAGCATAAATATTAAGTAAGCCGGACATTATTATTTATAATTTGATTCATTACACAAATTCAAAAAATGTTTAGACGTGTTTAAAATAAAAATTAACAAATATTAGAAAAATGTATATAATATTCAGATATTATAATAGATAAACGATTAAATAGTTCAACTTTTTATAATAAAGAATAATAATGTATTTTTAATATAATCACACAAATTTCAAATTAGAGGATTTAAAAAGTAAGTGCGCATACCGTATAAGTACATTTTAACAATGAGTGATGGCGCGTTTTTTAAAGTAAAAAGCTCAAAGCGTTCTAATCCTGAAGCAAGAACTACACTTGACGCAATTCATAATCAAAAAATTCAAAATATGCTTGACCAAAAAGATAATATTAGTTCCTTCAAACTTAAATTAGATAATCTTAAAACTCATATATCAACAACTATATCAGATATTGAAATATGGCGATTAGAAAGAGAAGTTGAAAGTCTTGAAAAGAAAATTAAATCTATTGAAGATGGTTCAGATTTAATGGATTATTATCTTCGATCTGGTGATATACTTTATAACTATTATGATATTCAAGACCAAATACAACAAGGCACTAATTCATTCAATATAATTAAATCCAAACCTGGTTCAATTCTTGCTATTCTTGAAGAAGTTGCCCAAGGAGAAGGCCAAGAACCAAAAAATACATTTGTTCTACCTTTTGCTCAAAAAGGTCATCAGCGAAATCAACTATTAAACGATTATCTTCAAATTGAAAATCCATCTATGGCAAGAAATACAATTGAAGAATACGATGACCCTTGGACTACTTGTGAAGCCTGTGGCAATGAAATGATTATGTGCCTCAATGAAGCCAATCTTACTTGTTCAAAATGTGGACATCAAGAGTTTATTCTTGTTGATAGTGATAAGCCTTCATATAAGG